TGTTCCTGCTGCAATTGTGCAAGGAGATTTAATTGGAACTGTGACAGCACACGGCTTTGGTGCAACTTCATTCCAAGCAACTTCAACTGGATTGATCGGCTTCGTCGCAGAAGGAACATCACTAGCAGCATTTACTGATTCTTCACAACCCACAGGTATCACATTTCAGGTAACACCATCATCCTCAATTGCTAAATCAGAACAAATGCACTTGAGTGGATCTGGTGTATTGAGTGTGCTAGGTACTGTTGCATCTACGAATGCAACAACAGGAACTATTGTTTCTTCTGGTGGCGTGGGTGTAACTGGTGCAGTAAATATTGGTGGTAGTTTAGCATTACAAACTGTCAATGCAAATACTATTGCTGTAGGTGGTTTGCCAGCATCTGACACTGGCACATTGTTACGCTTGGATAACGTAGATGGAACTTCATCTGTTGCATTGTTATCATCATATGTAAATGCTGGTAATCCAAACTCTAAACTCACATTGCGTGGTGCTCGCGGCACTGGTGCAAGCCCAACTGCAATTCAGAGTGGTGACGTAATTGGTGGTATTGGTGGCGAAGGTTATGGCACAAGTTTCCTAGGAACCGCGACAGGACAAGTGAATTTCGTTGCTGAAGTCGGTGCATTTACTGCAATTTCTCAACCAACTGCAATTTCATTCCAAGTTACTGCGTCTGGTTCTGTTGCCCCATCTGAACAAATGCGTTTGACTTCTGCTGGTGTATTGACTTTGAGCAGTGCGACTGTAAGCACAACAGCAGGGACAGGTGCATTAGTTGTTACTGGTGGTGTTGGTGTTGGTGGTGCAATGAACGTAACTGGTACTGTGGGGCTTGCTGGTATTACTTCGGTAACAAACAATACAACTAGCACAACGACTGGAACAGGTGCATTAGTTGTTACTGGTGGTGTTGGTATCGGCGGAACAATGACTGTCGGTGGTGTTACTAAACTAACATCAGGAACAGCAAGCACAACGACTGGAACAGGTGCATTAGTTGTTACTGGTGGCGTCGGCGTGGGTGGCGCGGCCTATGTTGGTGGCAACGTTGTTACTTCTGGTAACTATGCTGCAAAAGCTCCTGTAACAAACGCAACAACAACTTATACACAACTTGCAACCGACAATTCAATCATTTTCAACTCTGCGTCAGCCGTAACTGTGACATTATTGACACCGTCAACTGTGCCTGGACAGATTCTGTACGTGAAATCTACTGCTGCAGGTGTAGTTAGTAGTTCAGCATCCAATGTGGTTGCTCTCGGTGGCGGCGCCGCGCAAGCACAGATTTTGTCTGCGGCCGGCAAGTTTGCAATGCTTCAGTCTGATGGTACAAACTGGATTGTGATGATGGCTAACTAATTTTATATTAGTAGAATTTAAAAAAGCCCCTTAAAGGGGCTTTTTTATTACACTCCTGCTTGTATCTCATACCAACAAGTATCGCTTTCACTATATACAAATGTATAAAATCCGCCACCATTTGTGTTTAATATTGGTACGTATGTCCTAGCATATGGTTGAAAAAATATTGATCCATCAGATGTATTAATTTCAATAGAATTGAAATTACCGCTAATCCTCACATTAACAATATGTCCGTTACCGAGTGGCATTGGCATTGTTAATGTAAAACCTGTTGGCCACTGACCGACATCTCCAGGTGGAGTAAAATCCATAGCGTTTAACCAAACATATTTTGAATTTTGTGTTATAGAATATGAAGTCAATAGTTGTGCTGTAGCTGAAGTTACTTGCACAATTTCTATATCACTATTTGTTAATGGATTTGAATTTGTTACAGAAAGATTGCCGCTTGAATCGACGGCGAGGCCGGACCCAGATTGAACCATGACACCGCCCAATACTGTATCTGTTGCTGAGGGAAGAACTGCAGTTAAAACTGTTGTGAGATTTGAATTAGACATAATTTTCTCCTTTTAAATAAAATTTAATACTATTCAAATGTGTTGCTATTTCCATACCTACATTGTGCAAGTATGGATTAATATTTAGTATTAAATTTACAGGAATTATATCGTGCTATTATCTTTATATTTGCATCTATCTCCATGATGCAATTTCATATTTCCGCCATCCACTAATTTGCCACAGTATATACAAGGAGTTTTCTTCTTAATTTTTCCTTTAAGTGCTTTGCTGAGATTTTTCTTAGCTTCTTCAGTAACAACAAATCCTTTCAATGTATTGCTTATTTTAGCTTTTGTTTCCTCAGTTTGTGTTCTTCCAGTCAATGTTTTCTTGAGTTTTTCTACGCTAGAAGCATTATACATGGGATTGTTACTGGGATTCAACATCCATTCTTGTTTTTGTTTTCTTGATTTATCTGATATGCCTTTATTACCTTCGCCTCCGTCAGTTAAATTTCTCAGACAACCAGTTCCCAGATCAATACGGCCAAATTCTGCAATCCAAAATGCCTCCCACATGTATGCATCGTCCTCTGATAAATTTTCTTTGATAAAACGTATTCTTGATTTATCTTTAGGTCGAAAATTTGCTTTTATTCTCATATGAGGTTCGTATGCCCTATTGTTTTTTCCTTTACCGATATAGTAAGGTGATCCCTTAGGACCATTCTTTGTATCCTTGTCCCTCAAATACATATAAACGTAATAAATGTCCATTCTTATATTCTCAATACATACAGATTATATCACAAAATTTCAATAAATAATAGTATTAGGAATAACCGTCCATGGCACAACCGGTATGGCAAACACTAGCTGGTAATCTCGGTGTCATCGCTGAGAATGTTTTTTACACACTAAACTTAGTAGCACAAGATCCAGACAATCAAACTATTACGTATAGTCTTGTGTCTGGTGCGCTTCCACCTGGTATCCGACTAAATTCTGCTGGCACATTGTCAGGTGTTCCAACTAAAGTAACATCAAATTCTTCAAATCAAACAACATTCAATAGTGATGTAAGCAGTAGATTTACTGTCAGAGCAAAAACAACAACCAATAATGTTGCAGATCAATCATTCTCTGTTACAGTTACTGGTGAAGTTGCTCCAATAATTACTGCACCCACACAAGGTTCATTAGGACAATTTTATACTGGTGAATTTATAAGTATTCAAATTGTAGCTGCTGATAGTATCCCAGGTGCAATTTTAACATATAGTATCGTCAATGGCGCACTTCCTGCAGGTGTCACTTTAAATGAAACAACAGGTCTTATATCAGGACACATTATTGAAAATCCACCTGCTTCTGGATTAATTCAAGGATGGGATGAAACTCCATACGATAAAGGTTTATTTGATTTCAATAGTGTCAATGCTGATGCAAACTATAAATTTACTATTGCTGTTACTGATGGAATTCAAAATGTATATGCAACGTATTACTTCTTAGTAGTTGCAAAAAATTCACTCACAGCAGACAATACACAACTCACAGCAGATGATGCAGGTATTCCTACGGCAGATGAAGATACACTAAGTATTCCGTTCCTAACTACAATTGGCCCAAATATCGGCACTAGCGTTAGCGGTGATTATTTCGCATTCCAATTTCACGCAACTGATCCAGATGGTGATGCTATAACATTTCAAGTCGGTACATTCTTATACATAAACACAACTCATATAACATGTGATAGCACAAAATACACTTGTGATGCATCTGAATTAAACTCTAATTTGCCGCCAGGCTTGAAACTTGATTCTCAGACTGGATGGGTATATGGTCTCGTTCCTCCTTTAACAATCGGAACGGTCACATTTAATTTCACTATGGTGGTTTATAAAACCCAATTCCCATCATATATTAGTTTACCCGTAACGTATAATCTTGTCATTGAGGGAACAAATGCCAATATTATATCTTGGATAACTCCGAGTAACTTAGGATCAATGAACAACGGAGACACTAGTATGTTCTCTATTCAAGCTGTTTCTAGTTCTGGTGCTGGCTTATCATATTCTATTGCTCCTGACTCTGCAAGCAAACTACCAGATGGATTACAATTGCAACAGGATGGCTTGATTGTTGGACGTGCAAGCTTTGAAATTTTTACTTTAGATCACGCAACTACAACTATTGATGGTGGTGTGACTACATTTGATGCTACTTATACGTTTGTTATTCAAGCAACTGATTCAACTCAAACAGCAATAAGCACTAGGGAATTTGTTATTACAGTAAAGCCCACATATTTGAGACCATATGATGATTTGTATCTATTTGCATATCAAGACACAAATCCACGCAATGATTTTACTAACTTCATTAATAATCCTACAATATTCCCTGAATCTTCTATCTATAGATTTAACGATACATTTTTTGGTGTCTCACAAAATTTGAATATGCTAGTGCTGAGCGGTATTAATCCCGTAGATTCTGATGTGTATCTTGCTGCCATGCAAAAAAATCATTACAGAAAACAATTATGGATGGGTAATGTAAAAACAGCAATGGCAACTGATAGCAACGGCAATCCATTGTATGAAGTCGTTTATGTTGAAGCTGTTGATCCGTTGATTAATGCAAGTTCAGCAGCAGGATTGAACGTTCCTACGCCTCAGGCTCTAAGCAAATATGCTGTAGTTGAGACTGTGATTGGTCCAGTATATCCGAATAGTATTGAGGCAATGCGTGATCAAATTGCATTTGGTAATCTCAATCTGAATGCAATCACACCAGTAAGTGCTGATGGTGTATCATTTACTGCTGATGACACAAATAATACTGCTGATGCCACTCCGCCGGAGGGTATTACAACAAACATAGGTCTAGAAACTTATGCTCAACTGCCATTATGGATGACTAGTATTCAACCCAATGGCAGTATTTTGGGATTCACACAAGCATTTGTTATCTGTTATACAAATCCTGGACAAAGCTCTCGTATTGTGTATAATATTCAACAATCAAATTATGATTTCCAAGAAAATTATTTCTTAGTTGATAAGTATGTTCTAGACGATGCGTTAAGTATTAATTACAACACAAGCACAGGATCATTCTTACCTAGTGCAGAAACAACATTTGATAAATTTACAACTGTTGCAAGCACGCTCCCTATTGTAACGACAGTAAATTATGCTGTATCAACATCTTACAACTCTATCAATGGCCAAACAATCTCATCCATCAATGCAAATGGTGGATTGGATGGCAGTATGATTTCCAGTGCCAATGATAATAATACAATCATTTTTGCTAAACAAGAATTCTATGACGGTATTTTGGATCCAAATTTTGGATGGTATTCGAATGGTCAGGAAGCACTAAGTTTGTCTCTTGACACTAGCAATATCACATTTGATTCAACTTTATTCACATATGATATGGTGTATAAAGAAGTTTCTACGTCAGCATTTGTAATTCCTGGTTATACACAGGTTCAATTAGGTCAATCGCTAGTAAATATGCGTTCAGGTGTGTGGCAAATTAGTATAAACCCAATAACAGAAATTGTCACGTTGGCTTATAAAATAAATGTCAAGACAAATCAATCCGTTAATGTGTTGAATGGAAATACTTATGCTGGAAAGAACTTGTTCTACAATCCCATAATTGAGTCTGGCTCAAATGTTCCAGAATATGATATTAACCTTTCAGTTATTCTTGGACACGAAACGACATTCGATATGCATACAACTAGATTCTATGACAATAAAGATACTTACATGGCATTTGGTGATGGAGATACGTTCTTAGAGTTTCCTAAGTATAATATCTTGGCATAAATACTAAAATAAAGGACACTTCATTTTGAGTAACATTAATCCTAATTCTATTAACATCACGTTCCCTGTTGCTGGTCAAGACAACAATTCTCAGGGATTTCGTGACAATTTTGCAAATACTGCAACCAATTTTACGTTTGCGGCAGCAGAAATTACTGACTTGCAAAATAAAGCAATTCTTAAATCGGCTTTGACTGGTGGCACATTAAACAATAACTTTCAAGGTGCGCTTCTTTCAAATGCAGTTACTGCTGGTTTCGCAGATTTGATTCTTGATCTTGGCGTTGTAAGTGGTGCTGTAAGTATCAATGCAACTACTGCATCATTCCAACGCATTACGACTGGTGGATCAACAACTATTTCATTTGCTGGCTTTCCAGCAGCTGGTAATTATGGTAGGCTTCGTTTAGAAGTTGTTGTCACTAACGTTGCATATACACTAACAATTCCAGCGACAGTCACATTAGGAACTACAGGAATCAATGGGTTGTCTGCGAATGTCATCACATTCCCTACAGTAGGCAATTATCTGTATGAATTTAGCACGTTTGATGGCTCAGGAAGTTTCTTCATTGTTGATCTATTACAATCACGCACAACATTGAATGGTAATCTAAGCATTACTGGTAACATTTCTGCAACTGGTTCTCTTACTGGTGGATCAAACGTTAATGTGAATGCAAACGTGACACCATTGGCTTCTCAACCAGCTGCACTGCCTGGTACATTGCTACGTTTAGTTAATCTTGATGCTAGTGGTTGCCGTGCATTAATTGAAACATACAACAGTACAAATCAGGCGCCAGGTATTTCTGCTAGACAGGCACGAGGAACGGCAGCCGGCCCAACTGCAACACAAACGACTGACTTACTAGCTACATTTACTGGGCATGGATATGGTGCAACAGGATTCGGTGCAGCTTCCACTGGTCTATTTGGTGTGATATCAGAAGGTGCATTTACTGATACTTCAATGCCAACTGCGCTTATATTTGAAGTTACACCGACTAGCTCAATAACTAAAGCTGAAAAAATGCGCTTGAGTAGTACTGGTGTATTAACTGTTACAGGTGGCGTGGCAAGTACATCAACCTCAACTGGAACAGTGGTTGTAACTGGCGGTATGGGAGTAGCTGGCGCAATATCTGGTCAATATTATATTGAAAACGTAGTAAGTAAAACTACTACATATGTTGCTGCAACAACAGATTCTGTCATTTTATGCAGTGCAACAGGCGGCGCATTCTCAGTAACATTACATACTCCTGTTGGATTTACTGGAAAAGTTATTCAAGTTGCTAAGACAGAAACTTCAACAAATAATATTACTATTGCGACTAGCGCTGGAGCTATCAATGGGCTCCAGGCATTGTCTGGTACATCATTTGCTACAAATACATTACGTGCCTCATACATATCAGATGGAACAAATTGGAATCAAATAGCATAAAAGAAAAAGCCCCGCCGGGGCTTTTTCTTTACCACATCAATAGCCACCTGGTAGCCATGCATTTACAGATTCAAAATACACCCAAGTGCTGGCTCCAGCACTATATTGTCTAAAACTAGATCCACCTTCATTTGTGGGATAGATAGTAGATCCGTCTGAAGTTGCCAAATTCCCATATTGTAGATTTCCTACGCTATAAGTAAATGTATGCCCGTCACCGGTTGGTATTGGAAACGTTAGAGTCCAAGTGCTATTATTAGGTGGAGAACCAGCATTAAAACTATTAGTATCACCATAAAATATTACATACCTAGCATCACTAGGTACAGTATAAGAATCAATCAAAAATTCAACTGTTCCTCCTACAACATTAACCATTTGAAGATAATACGTTTTTGTATTGGTCAATTTATTTACAGTTGATACATTACCTGATCCATCGACTTCTAACCCTGAATCCACTTTAATGCCTCCCAAAGTAGAAGTTGTTGCTATAGGCAATGTATATCCACTACTACCAGAGATTGCTTCAGCAACAAATTGAGTAGAAGCTGCATTATTAGAACTATCACCATTTGCTACTGTAGGAACTTCAACAGGACCACTAAAATTTACACCACTAAGCAATGCATAATTATTCAATGCTGTTTGTGTTGCATACGTAGTTGTTGCATCTGAAATTGTCAGATAATTAGACAAAGACAATTGTGTTGCATAAGTTGATGCTGCTTGAGATGTAGATAGAAATTCAGTAGTATCAACTGAGATATTACCGTTACTATCGACTAAGATACCAGAATTAGCTTGAACCATGACACCACCCAATACATCATTTGTTGCTGATGGTAGATCCACAACTGCTGGAATTGAAAGTAAAGCTGAACCAATGAGATTTGAAGTAGACATAATTTTCTCCTTTTATATAAAATTTAATACTATTCAAATGTGTTGCTATTTCCATACCTACATTGTGCAAGTATGGATTAATATTTAGTGTCTAGCATTGCGGAATTATATGGTGATATTATACCAACTTCCTTGACTTTGCCTCATCATTTCCTCTATACTTCAGTTCTAACAAGGATTAAGTATGTCTAAGCAAATCGACTTCAACAAATATACAGAGTTCGTTAAAGCAGTATCTAGCGAACCAACCAATAATGTAGATGCAATGATCAATCGCATTACTGAACTAGCAAACAATTACCCAAACCTCAATATCAGCCTTATGATGAACAGTGCGATTGGCTTAGGTAGCGAAGGTGGCGAGGTAGAGGAGGTAATCAAGAAAGTAATTTGGCAAGGTAAAGAACTAAATGAAGAAACAGTGTTTCATCTTAAAAGGGAACTCGGTGATGTAATTTGGTATTGGACAAATATGTGTCGTGCATTAGGATTTAAACCAGAAGACATTATCGCAGAGAATGTAAATAAGCTTGAGAGTCGTTATCCAGGCGGAAAATTCGATGTTCATTGCAGCGAAAATCGTAAGGAAGGTGACCTTTAATTTAGGAGCCAGAAATGGAATTAATCGCAGAAGCAAAATTTGAGGATGTAGATGTAACAACCAACGAAACTCGTTGTATCGTCAGGTTTTGTAACGGAACCATTGTAACATATACAGAAGAATCAGATTTGCAAGAAGTATATAAACAACTTGCAGAACAATTCGAGATGGGTAAACAGAAAGAATATTTCGAAAAAGAGACTACCCATCTAGGTCTAGGAGAATAATCATTCATCCACTTCACACCATAGACATGTCAAAACTGTCTGATGCACAATTACAAGAGAAAATCGGATTACTAATGAGCCGCATGCATTATGCTGGCTCATACGGTAATATGTCTCTTTGGAATCAGCTTCACCTTCTTTATGAACAATATCAATATGAAGTTCAAGAACGATATCGTATCAATCAAGAAAAGTTGCTAGAAAAAGTAAGAGAAAAGAAGGGCTTGCCGCCACAAGAACCACCAGAAAAAAATCTAACATTGGATTAAACATGCGAAATGTAATTACATGGAGGCCTGCCTTCACAAGTATTCTATTGACTGAAGATATGCTTGTTCCGGTCAATTTTGAATTAGAACTAAGAATGCAAATCGTATCAGAGGCATTCGAGGAACAGGATATCGCATTAGAAAGAATACAAACTGTTGCAGAAAGCTTCTTTAGTGGGTCATTAATTTGCACTATGAACGAATTTGCAGCAGAACTACCGTATGCATTTAGTAATAATGTGGTGGCAGTTCCATGCGAACCCACCGATCATATTCTTTGTGGATTGCTTTACACAAAATGCAATGCTGTAGCTGAAGGTAAAATTATTATGGAAGAAATCACGATTGTTTCTTCACGCGGATCCGGTATAGAATATTCAATTTCACATGAACATCCTCTTCCAATTTTCTTACAGAATACTAATTCCACTGTTGCACCTTGGTTCTTAAGAAATGATATTAGTTTTACTGATAGTTTCCAACTTGAAAATAAAAATATCATTGAATTTCCACTTGAATATAGTTCTTGGGAAGAATTGGAATTAAATTGGGATCGGAATAATAAGGCAGTGACAGAAAGCAAGGATACTGATATCATTGACTTCAAAAGTATTATGCCTAAAAATGAAGGTTAATGAATACGGAATCTTTTGTAGAACTGAACAAGAACTGTTGGATAGCTTGTGGGCAAATCCAACAGTCGATATCTCTTTAGCTATCAGCGAACCAGAAATTCAAGAACAGTATAATCACGCATGTAAATTGTATGTTACTAATAAGAGAGCAACATACAATGGGAAAACGCCAAATATTTCAACAGAAGAATATCATAAAAGCAATCAAGATACATGGTTTATGCCAGACGAATATAAGTGCTTCGATATTCATCAATTTCTGGTAGATTCGTGCAAAAATGATAAAGAATTGAACAGAATTGCCTATGAAATTGGCGTCTATGAGGAGAGGAATCTTTTACCTCTCTTACGATATATTAAATATCTCGTAGATACTATGCGTAAAAATAAAATAGTTTGGGGTGTTGGTCGAGGAAGTGCATCTGCATCTTATGTGCTTTTCAAGTTAGGTATCCACAAAATAGATTCAATAAAATTTGATTTAGATGTATCAGAATTCTTTAAGGAATAAAAATGGCAAAAAATATTTACAAATCAGCAAAGGGCAAGGTTGTCGATATGGACAAACTTAAGCTAAAAAATGAAACAACCATTGCAGTTGGTAATAAATCAGTTAATGCACGCGGTGATGTATTGGGTCCTGGTGGAAAAATTATCAAATCACGCGACGAAGTTATGAAAGAACGTTACAGCACAGAAGCGCTACCAAACGCAACCCCTATAAACAAAGGAAACAAATAATGGAATCTACAGAAAGAAGGGTGTTCTATGTTGATGTAGGTGATATGGAACCAAATGTTGCACAAGCATATCTAGAAAGTTTATTTTTTGAATTTAAGAATAGGGAGATACCCAATGGCACTCAATCCAATCAAAGTTAAAGGCATTAAGCCAGTTAGAGACCATGTTATCGTAACTGACATGGAATTTGATCAACGTATAGTCAATAACATTATCTTGTTGAAAGATGACGGGAAATCCCAAGGAGTTCGCCCACGTTGGGGAAAAGTTTATGCAATTGGGCATGAACAGAAAGATGTTACGATTGGTCAGTGGGTTTTGATCGACCACGGTAGATGGACTAGAGGTGTTAAGATTGAAACTCCTGATGGGCAAATTCATACTATTCGTCGCGTAGATCACAAAGATATTCTTATGGTATCTGATACTAGACCAAATGATGAAACTGTGCGTGATGGTATTAGCTCCCCTAACGCATAAAAATAATTCATACAACAAATTTATATGGGACATTTAGTGTCCCATATTTTTTGACTTCTGCATCAACAATCACGTATAATCACTCAAGTTAAACATATAAAGGTTTTTATGAAGGAATTATGGGTTGAGAAATGGCGACCAAACACAATCGACAATTACGTATTCAAAGATGAAAATCAAAGAGAACAAGTTGAATATTGGGTAAAAGAAAAAAGCATCCCACACATTATTCTTAGTGGTGCAGCTGGAACTGGTAAGACGACTCTAGCCAAAGCATTAGTTAATGAATTAGGGATTGATCCATATGATTTTCTTGAAATTAATGCATCCAAAGAAAATAGTGTTGATACTGTCAGAGAACGGTTATCCAACTTTGTAAGCACAATGCCATTCGGTTCATTTAAGATAGTTCTTATGGATGAAGCTGATTATATGTCTGCAAATGGCCAGGCTGCAATGCGTAATCTGATGGAATCATATCATGAAAATGCACGATTTATACTCACTTGTAACTATCCACATAAGATCATTCCGGCACTTCATAGTAGGTGTCAAGGATTTCATATAGATAGTTTGGATAAAACTGAATTTACTGCCCGAACAGCAACTATTTTACTAGAAGAGGGTGTAGAATTCGATCTTGATGTTTTAGATACGTATGTAACTGCATCATATCCAGATTTGCGTAAATGCTTGAATTTGCTTCAAGCAAATAGCGTTTCTGGACTACTTAGAGAACCGAACAAATCTGATAAAGCCACACTTGATTATAAGTTGGCTGTAGTAGATATGATTAAATCTGGAAAAATCAGAGAAGCAAGGCAATTGCTATGTTCTCAAGTCAAAACTGAAGAAATGGATGACTTCATCAGATGGAGTTATGATAATTTAGATTTATGGTCTAATACTGAAGAAGGAAAAGATCAAGCAATTCTTATTATACGTAACACATTAGTAAATGTCTCACTCGCGGCCGACACAGAAATTCTTATTTCTGCAATGTTGGTCGAACTCTCACAAATTAATTAAAGGAAACAAAATGAAAAAAGATATCTACCTCATTTCTCACTTGTATAAGACAGCACGCCCAGGTGCTCATACTGCTGCGAAAGACTTCGGAAAAAATGAAGCTGGTTGGCAATGGAATGAAGAAGTTTCTTTCAAACAAAAAATTAGCAAAAAGGACAATGTTTCTGCTGCTGTTATTCTAGGTCTTCATCAAAAGAAAGTTATTCGTTCCTCAATGAATCCTGCTGCAACCTTTGACGAATTGTATAATTACTTCTACAACAATGGTTACAAAGATTATCTTGATCGTGTCAAACAAGCTGAAGATATTGTTGCTCGCGCGGTAGAAGAAGCGATGGCAGAAATGAAAGATACGAACACAGATCCTACTACATTCCATTTCCCAAAGGCTGAGGATTTCGAAGTTAAACCAGAAGTAGAAGATTTTACTGACTTTACTCCAATTAAAATGGAACAACCAACGAATGAGTAATATTATTTTAACTGATATCGATGGATGTACGTCCGAATGGCTTAATGCATTCAAATATTGGATGGAAAAAGAGCATGGTGAAGTCATGTCTGAAGTTCAATCCTTCGATTTACTTGTAAAATATCCGAAGCTTGAACCTAAGCAAGTATTTGCTTGCATCGAGGAATTCAATCATAGCGAAATCATAGCAAGGCTCATTCCAACAAATGACAGTCATCAAGTGATTAATTCATTAAATGCTGATGGTTACAAATTTATTGCTATTACGAGTTTGTCTGACAATCCGATTGCTTTAGCTAATCGAACTGCAAATTTACAAACATATTTTGGTGATAGTTTCATTGATATCATCTGCCTAAAAACTGGTGCAAACAAAACAGAGACATTAGCAAAATACACTGACGCATTGTGTTGGGTAGAGGATCATCCGAAAAATGCCGATGCTGGTGTTGAGTTAGGTATTCATAGTTTCTTGATTACTCAACCGCATAATGTCGGACAAGAAACAAAGGCAACACGAATAGATAGTTGGAAAGATATTGCTAGATGGCTTAAAACGTTTTAAATAAAAAAGGGGCTGAGTCAGCCCCTTTTTCTTATTCCTCGTTCTGAGGATCTTCTTCCCCATACAACCACAACACTTCTTTTACTGTTTCCGAACGTTGAATATCATCTGTCCCAAATTCAACAAAGGAAATATATTGTGTCTTGCTATTACGCAGTCTATCGATGAAATCACGAAAACCATTGTCTGCAATGTATTTCTTATCATGCTGCTTCAAATCTCCTGTAATAACTAACTTGCAATTCTCAGAAACACGAGTTGTTATCATTTTAATTTGATTGATTGAGCAATTTTGTGCTTCGTCCAAAATTACGAATACGTTGTTGAAGTTACGACCACGCATAAATGCCATTGAAGTCATTTCGATAACTTCCTCATCAATCATTTTATTAATCTCAGGAACTGAGTAATATTGCTTCAAAACATCTAATAGAGGAATACACCATGGAGCCATCTTTTCCATGAGTGTGCCAGGTAGAAATCCCATCTTCTCGTCATCTGCGCCAACACTAGGTCTAGTCAAAATAATTTTATCAACTCGGCCTTCTCTTAGCGCCTTAATTGCTGCCAACATTGCTACGTGTGTCTTTCCTGCTCCAGCTGGACCAGTTGCTAACACGATAGTTAATGATGGATCTAACAATTGATAAATGTATTCTTGCTGATTATCAGTTTTAGCTACTAATTGCACTGTTTTTCTCTGCTTTACATAGCTATTGAAATTGATTGTGTTATCTTGATGTGGAGAACTACGATTTGTTTTCTTGTTGTGTGAATCGTATTGATTGTAATGTTCGTCCTCTACTGCTCTGTTTTTTCTTCTTGACATCAAATATTTTCCTTAAAATAGAAAAGGTTACTGCGGCTAATATGAGTCATATCTTTCTGTGATGAGCACAGACTTTCAATGCTCATACTTTTATTTACTACTATCCTACCTCTTCAAATATACGCTTAAATTTCTTAATCTGCAATCATAAATAAACCAATTGGCAAAATTCTCTATGTTTCTTCGTTCGATAAATATCTGTATTAGAGAAATATTTTATGGCAGCGAATTTAAAATCGATTATCGAAAACATCAAGACTGTAACTGAATCGCCATCAATGGTGGCAGCCATTATTGACTTTGAACGTGTCTTGGACGAAATGGACATGTATGCGTATGCTAACTGGCAATTTGGTGAGTTAGTTGAAGGTCCAGTGTTTGAAAAATATTTTGTCACTTGCACATTCATGTGGCCATATACAAAAATGCCTGATCCAGATGCAGCAAAGCGATTACTTCAATATGATATAGAAGTTGAATATAACCTAGATCGATTAGAAGTTCCAGTAAAGATTAAATCGCCGTATGATTACAAACCTGGCACTAAATTTGCTAAGCACAAATTTATAAAAGTTTGGCTCGTAACTATCACTATGCCAAAAGATTTGATTTCCAATATTCAAAAGGGAACTGTTGAATTAGAAAATGAACAGCTTGATCTAGAGGATATTGAAGAAGCATATTCTGAAGGTATGGATGAAGAGGAAAATGAAGAGGACGAGGAAGGTAGCGATGAGGATAACGGAAATCAAGAGGGTGGCCAAGAAGAAATGGCATTGCCAGGCGGCAACCCAGGTGGAATGCCTGGACCAGGTATGGGAGCACCAAATGTCTAAAAAAATCAATGAAGGTCTTGAGCCACTAGACTTGAAGAGGTTGGTTCGTCCTATTTTACACGTAGATGAATACAAGAGTAAATTGGGTGAGGATGATGATGTTATTGTTCTTAGCTTTACAATAAAGGGCGAAGAACCCGCTAAAGAATTAGCAAATTTCTTTGAAAAAGGATATGATTGGATCCTGGATTCAGATTCTAGCTCAGGTGAATTAGGGAATAACTATTATCTTGTGTTTGTCGAAATGGAACGTAGGACAGATGTTCCAAAAAACATCATGAGACTAGTCACAGAAATGAAGAATTTAACTGGTCAAAAATCTAATGAATGGAAATTTAAATATGGAAAAGATAGTGAGTCCTATCCTCTAGAGGTTAAATACTTAGAATCAAAAATTCCTCTATCGCCTCATGCATATCGTCTATTACAAGACCAGTTGAATGCTATGAAACATGCTGCAGGATTAAACGTTGATGACACCACTAAATCAACGAATGAAGATATCAACTTTTTGAAAAGACTTAGTGGTTTAGAATAAAGGTATAAGTATGTTTGGATTATCAACCGTAAAACTAGTTGCAATTGCAGTGATAGTATTATCACTAATAGGAACAGTAGTGGGTGTTAAGTTGCGGTTAGATCACTTAAACTCTGAAGTGGCAACTCTGATTGCACAAAATGCAACATTAACAGTTGCAAACAAAACTGATGAAGCAAATATCAAAGCAAGTAATGACGCAGTAACACAATTACAAAATCAAGAAGCACAGCGTTCATCAGAAGCAAAAGCTGCAATGCAGCAAGTTCAACAACAATCAGTTGCACAACAGAAAAAGATTTCTCAATTACTTGCACAAAAAGCAACAGGAAACAAAGCACAAGATTGTTCATTGCTTGAACAAAACTTGAACGCTGAATTGGGATTACCACAATGAAATTATTAACTATTATCGCCTCAGCAATTCTGGTATGTGGTTGTGCCACACAAGCACCTGTTGTAACTTCAGTTCCAGTTAAAGTACCCGTAGCTGTAACCTGTACTGTCCAACATCCAGATAAACCAAAAAATTTATTGTCTGGATTGAAACCAACTGATTCTATTTTAACTAAAGGTAACGCTGTCTTGGCTGAACTTAAGTTATATCAAATTTACAGTGCAGAGTTGGATGCAGCCCTCACTACTTGCACAACACCAAGCACAAATGTCCAAACTCAATAAAAGCAACATTGATAAAGTTCATGATACGGTTGTCAATTCTTGGCTAAAAAAGGATTGGAAGATTATTGCTGGCATAACTTACTTGACTATAAACATTTTTGACTTTATACTATTTCCTATTATGTTTGCTGTTCTATTGCCTGCACTTCATCCTGGAACGCCACCCCTTGAATGGAAACCTTTGACAACTAGTAATGGTGGTCTATTTCATATGTCATTTGGTGCTATATTAGGTGTTACTGCATGGAGAGAACAGGGATTCTCACAATCATTTGCCAACGCAGCACAATCTGGAAATGATAATCGAGGATACTATCAGCAACTAGAACAAAATTATTCACCTGAACCTGTTCACCCACTTGCATCCAAATATGATCCAAATATATTTGCAGGACCAGATAATCAGACGGATTGGCAAGGCAATCAAATTCAATGAAAGCTAATTGAAATGTTGTAAAAATACAACATTTTGGTTGCTTTCTGCTGTAGTTTAAGCTACAATTAATTCATACATACACATTTTCACTATGACTCCACATGAAATATTGGGCGTCGGCCCATCCGCTTCGGAAGAGGAAATCAAAAAAGCCTACAAAAAGCTTGCGATGAAACACCATCCCGATAGGGGCGGCGACGAAACCAAATTCAAAGAAATCAAAGAGGCTTACGAACTCCTTACAAATAAAAATCAAAATCTGAATCAGAAACAATTTACTGAATTTCAAGATATTGATTTGTCACAAATTTTTGCCCATATGAGAAATCAATGGGGAAATTTTCAAGCGCAACAACCTCAAAAAGCAAATCATTCATTGCACGTTAATATTATGTTAGAGTTGGAAGATACTTTAACTAATCAAGTAAAATACGTTCAAATTAAGAAAACTACGAAAGAACCAGAATACGTTCGTTTGGATATTCCTGCTGGCACGTTTCATGGTCAGAAACTAAAATATCCAAATCTAGGAGATGATGCAATTTCAGACTTGCCCAAGGGTGATTTATATGTTACAGTTATTCTAAATGCTCCAGAAGAAACTCAAATTCTTCACTCAGGCGATATATGTATTCAACGCAAAATCGATTGCTTTGATGCTGCGCTTGGAACTAGCATCGAAGTCACAGGCATTGACAAGAAAGTGTTTGAAGTACGGGTCCCACCTGGCACGCAGCATGGTGCAATTTTATCACTAGCAGGTCAAGGCATCAAAATTGGAAATGTTCGAAAGAACATTCTTGTCCAAATTCTCATCGAAGTTCCCACTTTAGTTACAGATGATTCATTGAAGCAGTATATTGAGAAGTTAAATTCTTCGTTAAATATTTTTGAAAGGAAAGAAAAATGATCGGATACACACCAGAAATCGAACAAATTATTGAAAACGCTAGTGCGCTCGCAAAGTCACTGAATCATGAATACGTGACTTTAGAGCATTTGCTACACTCAATGGTTTCTGCACAAGAATTTGGTTCTTTGCTAACTGAATTTGGCACTGACACCCAAAGCTTGAAAGCTGACGTTGAACAGCATTTGAAAAATCAAAAGAATCTAGAATTGGAACACGGAAAGGCACCGAAGAAAACGGTAAGTCTTGAACGCGTATTCAATCGTGCATTCACTCAAGTATTGTTTTCTGGACGCACTACTGTCCAAACAATTGATATCTACCTTTCATTGACTGAAGAAAAAGCAAGTCATGCACTATACTTCCTTAAAAAGTATGGTGTAGAGAAAAACGAGCTGGTCCAATTTTTTAATGGAAGATACGTGGAAACCAATAAACCTAATAATACTGCTGGTGGGAAGAAAAACCTCACTGAGGACAAAGCAGACGCAATTTTGAAAGAATATTGCGAAAACCTCAACGTACAGGCCCAAGAAGGTAAGATCGATCCTGTTATCGGTCGGGAAGAAGAAATTTCTGAGATTGTCCATATTATGGCAAAGCGCTCTAAGAGCAATGTTTTGCTTGTTGGCGATCCTGGAACTGGTAAGACTGCAATTGCAGAAGGTCTCGCAAAGCGACTTGCTGAAAATGATGTTCCCAATTACTTGAAGGGTTATACAATGTATAATCTGGATATCGGCTCTTTGCTTGCTGGTAGCAAGTATCGTGGTGAATTCGAAGAAAAACTTAAGGATGTTATTAACGCACTTAAGACGAAGGGTAAGGTTATTCTCTTTATTGACGAAGCGCACCAAATGAAGGGTGCAGGAGCAAGTTCAAATAGCTCTGTTGATTTTTCTAACATGATTAAGCCTGCACTTGCAAAGGGACAAATCAAGGTTATTGCATCCACGACTTGGAAAGAATTCACTGAATCTTTCGAAAAGGATGCAGCGCTAATGCGTCGTTTCTATCGCCTTGCTGTTGATGAACCAACACCTGCAGTGGCGAAGGAAATTCTTACTGGTTTGCGTAAGAATTTCGAAGAATTCCACAACGGAAAAATCTCTCAAGAAGCAATTGATGCGGCAGTCGATTTGTCTGTCCGTTATCAAGCTGATAAGCGTTTGCCTGATAAGGCACTTGATTTGATTGATGCTGCATGCGCAATTTACAAAGTCAAAGAAACTGTTGATTTTATGGTTACTCGTCAAGATATCATCAAGCAAGTTAGCAAGGCAACAAAGATTCCTGTAGAACAAATCTCTGGTGCTGATAATAACACTAGCAGCGTTATTAACCTTGAATCGCAAATTAAGGCTATCGTTAAGGGTCAAGATAAAGCAATTGAAACTGTTCTTGATGCGATTTATGTTGCTAAGGCTGGTTTGCAATCGCCGACGAAGCCGATGGGTTCTTTCTTGTTCACTGGCCCCACTGGTGTCGGTAAGACTGAAACAGCTAAAGCGCTTGCTCAAGCATTGGGAATGAAGTTGCTTCGCTATGATATGTCTGAATACCAAGAGAAGCATGCAGTTGCTAAGTTGATTGGTGCTCCTCCTGGATATGTCGGATTCGAAGATAGCAATGTTTCTGGCGGATTGATTGTCAATGACATTGAAAAGCATCCAAATTCTATTATTTTGCTTGATGAAGTCGAAAAGGCTCACCCAGATGTATTCAATGTAATGTTGAATTTGCTTGATGAGGGTTACATTTCTGGTAGCAGCGGTAAGAAGGCGGATGCTCGTAACTGCATTATCATCATGACGTCCAACTTGGGTGCGCGTGCAGCAGAAGGTAATACTATCGGTTTTGGTCGCGATCTTAAGAAAACCGGTGAAGATGACAAAGCTGTTAAAGAATTCTTCCGCCCAGAATTCCGTAATCGTATCGATGCACAATGCAAATTCGAAAAGCTCTCCAAGGAAAGCATGGTCGAAATCGTTGCTAAGTTTGTTGGCGTGCTTGCTAATTCTCTTGCAGAAAAGGATATCAAGATTCGCTTGACGGATGCAGCAGTTAGTGTATTGATCGACAAGGGTTTTGATCCGATGATGGGTGCGCGTCCACTAGAACGCAAGATTCATGAACTTATCAAGGTGCCTCTTGGTCGTAAGATTCTGTTCGATCAATTGGGTGCAGGTAGTATGGTGACTGTTGATTACCGTGAGGATGAATTTAAGTTTGATGTTGTTTCCTCTGTGAGTATCGATGGTTTAGGTTTCAATCAAATTTTGGATGAAAATGGATACGTTGTTTTGGACAAACCTCAAGGCCAATAACAACGAAATCAAGTTCGAAGGAAGTAAAACTCTGAGTAAGGGTTTTACTTCCTCTTTACGCCTTGATGATCGTTGGATATATTGTTGCTTATATGAGAGAAAAAGTGATAGATCAGATATTATTAATACTATCCTTGAAAATGAATTTTATGCTGAGAAGTGGGGCAATTCTTATAACAACCGACAGTTAGAATGGGGCCCATGGAGAAAAACCAAAAGCTCTTATGTTGCTAAACAAAATAGATTTGTTGATTCTGTCATCAACTATAAGAAAACTCATCCAGAACTAAGTTTTCAATTTGGATATTATGGTGGAAAGGTGTGGGGTTCTGAGCAAGATTTAATTGCATTGCTTACAGCAATACCTGATCTTGCAAAATATGTAAGTGTGATTACTATGCCATCTTCTGATGAAGCTGAACAGCTAATTAGAGACGGATATATTCTCACAAAGACTGAACCTAAAATGCCATATCGTGCAAAAACGCAAGCAGGCTATATTAAGAAAGCAAGCTTAGAGAAAGTTGTCCGTCAAGTAGAATTGTCACCTGACAGGTATGCAGTGTCTGGTTGGTTTAAAAATAAAGCAGCTGGTTTGTATAAAAGTTGGTATACTAATAATGTCTGGACTAATTCTACTGCGGTTAGTGATAGCGTTCGTATGAGTTCAAGCAATATCTACTTTAAAAGTGAGCATGACATTGCATTGTTTGCATTAATTGATTCATCTTTGACAAAGAAAGTAGAAAAAATGTTGATGGATCCAAGTCAACATCAAATAGTTAAATTAAACAGAGTTAAGAAGGCTAGAAAAAATGCTAGAAAAGATAAAGAATTGGTTTAAATCTATTGATACCGAAGTTGCATATGATCCTCAAGTAGTAGAGGCAGCAACTAGAGATAAGGTACCACTTCCACCGGGTCCTAGAACGATAACTCAATATGAGTTATGTGAAAAGGGAAGGCATGAATATGGTAAATGGCAAATGAGTGCAGGATATTTCTTCCAACGTAGATATTGCAAACATTGTAACTATTGTCAAGAAAAGAGTATGTAATAAATACTACTATTAAGTAGGAATTTATTATGGCACAAATCGCATCTGTAAGTTACGTAATCACTGTTAGCAAAATGGTTAAAAATGATTCTAACGATTCTGTTAGTGTAGATGATTTTGAAACTAGTCTAGAGGCAATCGCACAAGAATTGGTTGGTGATGCTCATTTGGTAGAGGTTATCAAAGCAGAATGAGTCTCCCAACCTCTACCCTTATTCAGACTGTATCTTTCGGAACTCCTAGTGGAGTATATGATGGGTTCAGCACAACATGGTATAGCAACCCGATTTATGGTCCAGGATACTATGGTTATAGTCCAGGATTGGTAACTGTTGCATATTATGCAAGTGCGTTTATTAGCAATATCACTCAAGCATTTGTAGGCGATATGAATCTCCAAGGAACTTTAGCACAAAATCCTCAGGCTTCAGATTGGGTCGATATTTCCAGTACGTTAGTGGGAAATTTAAATCCTACTAATGCCACCCCTATAGCCACTAGTATGAATACTACAGGAAACTTTACCTACCTTCGTATAAAAGTTAGCAATTTTTCAAGTGGTAATATAGTCAAAGTTCAAGTCAATTACTAAGCTTTGCAGCTAAACCCCAAAGACGCTAAATACTCTATTGAAATAGGGTTTTTATGCGTCTTTTCCATTTGTTCGAAGATATTTCACATCAAAATTTAGTAATATACCCTGGTAGGTTCAGTCCTCCAACTAAAAATCATTTGAATGTATATAAGTATTTGGCAAAGACGTATGGTGCCAATAATGTATATGTTGCAACCAGCGATAAGGTAGATCCTCCGCGGTCGCCCTTCAATTTCGCAGAAAAGAAAGAACTACTTTCATTCGCTGGCATTCCCGCAAACCATATCGTAAATACAAAATCGCCATATATGGCAAGAGAAATTACAGAGCACTTTGATCCAGCATCAACAGTGCTCATTTTTGCGGTTGGACAAAAGGATATGGAAGAGGACCCACGATTCAATTTTAAGCCTAAGAAAGACGGATCACCGAGTTACTTTCAACCATATGCTGCAAATAAAGGCAAACTAGAAACTTTTGACAAGCATGCATATATTGTTCCAATTCCTAATTTCAAATTTGAACTAGGTGGCCAACAGATTTTAGGTGCGACACAAATCAGAAAATTATTTTCGGAAGCATCTGCAGAAGAACAAAAACAAATCTTTACTGAACTGTATGGTCGATTTGATCCTAAGCTATTTGCATTAGTTCAGTGCAAATTAGCTCCGCAGGTGGAAGAAGGTTTCGATATTGAAGGACTTAAACGAAATGCAAGAAAAGTAGCAGCAGGTGCGTCTATTGCAATGGCTGCAATGGGTGCAAGTCCGCAGGCAACAAAGGCACCAGATGTTCCTGTAAATCCATTATATTTTAGATACAAAGAAGCAGAACGTAGAGAAAATATGAAGAAGGAACGAGAAGCTGCAATAAAAAGAAACGCTGTCAAATATAAAAGCCAACAATTTTCTAAAAATGAAAATTAATTTTTCTTGTATCGTTAGTAGTAATAATTTAAACAAACCAAAGTTTCGCATTTGGTTGAATAACAAAATGCTTTTAGAACAAACATACATTTGCAGCAATGAATATGAAGTTCTACATGAAACATGCGAACTAGATTTGCTGTTAGGTTCGTATGAATTACGATTAGAATCATTAAGCGAGAATGCAACATTTAATTTGAGTAGAATTAAAATTGATGACGTTCTAGTAGGGACAAGCTTTACTATATAGGTAAATATGTATTATGTCTAAGAAATCAATTACAGAACTACATTCCATCGCTAAAGATGCTATGGCAGTTGTTGAACAAATCAAAAACGGTAAATTTACTCTTACTGAAGCTGAAGTTGCTCGCTTATCTCAGATCAAATCGTATATCGATACGTTGAAAGAGAGTGCTGAGCTACAACACCTTTGGGAAAATGCTACAGCAGGCGCAAGTTCTGCCGGATCAATTGCTACGGTTGTAAGTGGTGGGCCTTCAAAGCCAATCAAACGCATGGATGAGTATTCAACTAATCCCAAGATGATTCCTGTTGATAAAAATGGCAAGCAGATGAAGAAGTCTAAGGTTAAAGAAGATATGGGTGTAATTGAACCTGTCACTAATGATGAAACTACTGCCATCAATAACTTGAAAGGCGTTACTGGATCAACCTTTTCTGGAACGCAAGTAGGTAATGCACTTAATAAAGCACAGGCTGGTGCAACATTAACAACCACAGATCAAAAAGTATTACAGCCAATTTTAAACACCATGGGAAATGTTGTTGATGATCCAAACTCAGCAAATCAGTTTAGATCAACTGCTCAACGTGCTGGTGCTATCAATATGGCAAAAGTTAATGCTCAAAAACAACAGCAAATGCAACAGCAACAAAAGAATCAACAAGCTGCAAACCCGACGAATCCGAATAATCCAACAACTAGCTCAACATTAAGTGCTAATCCGAATTCGTTAGGAGCACAAAATAATATCGGGACACAGTTTAAGGCTGGTGGCAATGGTCAAAATCTTGCACAGCAACAAACAAATCTCGAATCTAAGACGCCGAAAGGCAAACGAGTAAGTGAATCATCACTTATGAATCAATATTTAAATTTTAAAGGATCCAGTAATGGCAAATAATAACGATGATATTCTTCGCTCAATGAAGCTTTTCGAAGGCAAAGACACGAAGAAGGATGACAAAAAAGAAAAGAAAACTGCACCATGGTTAGAAAAGGATGCAGATCAAATGAATTTTACTCCTCGTGGTAAGGATGCTGAAGTGAAAGCAAAGGGCGAGAAAGAGAAGATCGATGAATTCAAGATGAAGCCTACTCCAGACAGCAAAAAAGGTATGTTTAAAGGCAAACCTAAATCTGAGATTCGTAAAGAGCTTGCAAGCGTCAAAGCACGCATGAAGTCAATCGAAGATTCTGGTAAGAAAGTTCCTAAGGCTCTGCGAACTAAATTCAGCGAACTGACATTTGCGTTACGTGCAAAGAATGATTGGGGTAAAGCTGAATCAAAAGAAAACAAACCAGCTAAGAAAGCGAAGGTAGTTAAAGAATCATTTGATCTAGAAACTGCAATTGATCGCATGCTTGCCGAAAATTTCTGGGGTGGTGAAGAAGATGGTTCCCAAGACGGCGGAAGTTCAAGTATGGGATCAAGTGAAGAAGGTGGTGAATCCCCATTGGGAAATGGTCATGAGCATGATGAAGAAAGCTCTAGTGATGATAGCAATGAACACGAAGATGTATTGAAGATCGATGTGCCAACGTTCATCAAGTTCTTAGAATTCGCGAGAGAAGATTCAACTGGTGATGACGAACTCCACGAACTTGCTGAAAAGCTAGTTCAATGTTGTAGTGAAGGCGAAACTATCACAATGGAAAAATTCGAAGAAATTTGCTGCATGAATCATGACGGTGGCCAAGAAGTAGGTGCTAATTCAGAAGCTGGACAAGAAGATCATGAAAGTCCTGACTATGGTAATGAGGAAGGAGATTCTGGCTCTAGTGATTCGGAAGAATCTGACAGTGATTCAGGATCAGGTGACTCTGACTCTGGTGAAGAAGAATCTGAATCTAAGGCTCCATATTCTGTCTCAGAATCTATGCGTATCCTAATCAACCGCTTGAACTAATTTAAATTATCGCAATATATAAAAGGCTATGGAGACATAGCCTTTTTCTTTTAATAGTATTGACTACTAAGATACAATACTCTACAATCATTCAACTGAGGCATTTTATGAAAACTAAACTACAAGAAGCATTGATAGAAGCATTAACCATTCTAGAAAACATTCACACAGAGCTTCGGGAAAATCCAGAAGAAATTATTTCTCATATGGACAATCAAGAATGGCATGCAAATACATGTAATCTTGTGACAAAAATCTGCTATGCAGGAAAAGACATTGCAGAAACAGTATTATCTAGCATAGATGCTAGTAGATCAGTTGATGATCTATTCAAAGGAAAATTAGGAGAGTAAAAATGAGTGACAATAAAAAATTTGTTCCGGCGCATGAAAGGACTTTCACTTCGGAGCAACGCAACAAACTGATTTCTGTAATCTCAGACGGAATTGAAGTTGAGAAAGAAATCGAAGATTTGAAGGGCGGATTAAACGACACAATCAAATCTATCGCAGAAGAATTGGAAATTAAACCATCAATTCTTAAAAAAGCAATCAAAACAGCACAAAAAGGTAAATTTACTGAACTAGATGAAGATCATTTGACGCTAGAAAATATCTTAGTGACTGTAGGGAGAACAGTATAATGTATTTGGACGCGATACATAATCGTAAAAC